CTTATTTAACGTATTAACATTGCCCGTCCGCGCCTTCGTCTTCGAAGCACGCTCAAGCATCGAAACACGCTGCTCAAACTTCTTAAAGTAGGCACGCGAGTTTTCCGGGAAGTGAGGTCCATTACTCAAGGTATGACGCGGAGGTCGCACCCAACGTAACGTTGATGACCTCCCCCTCCTTTCCTGTTTCCGAAACGCTAACATTGTTCAACTTTTGGTCCTGAATCAGCTCAATAGACACCAACGACGCACGCACCGGCACAATCACACCAGGCACCAAGTCACGCATTGACAGCGTCCCATTCGGGTTTAGCCGCGAGTTGTTAGGGACACGCACAATAGTCGGAACCGGCAACCGGTTATACATGTTGTAACTCGCCGCATTGTCCAACGCATTCTGGGTAGGGGCCTCCAAGGAGTCCTCATCGAACATCTGTTCAATATTCTCCCACTCCCCATAGAATGGGTCGACACCACCGGCCACGCCATACATGCCCTCATCCCCGGTCGTGATCGCACGGGTGAAGGAATCCATACCGTAGGACGTGACCACCACTTCAGATATGAAGTCAGCCTCAGTGAGCACAGGGGTTCGTCCGAGAACGACACGGTTGTCGTTCAAGATCAGGCGCCGGCCAACAACCGTGTAATCCATTCCACCGTAGGTTGCCATAGCCTCCATGTCGTCGTAGACGCTAATGCCGTAGGCAAGGGTTCGACGATTCGCGTTCCGCTCCTGCGAAATGTCTGTCGCGCGAACCTTGGTAATGTACGGAACTACGTTAATCACAGGGTCCACCAAGGACGGGTTCTCCTTTGCTCGACCCAGCTCAGCAGCAAGCATATTGTAAGCGCGGTCCACCACCGGCTCCGTGTTGTCCTGAAAGACCCTATTCGGGTCCTTTTCATCCGGCACCCACCGCGAAGAAGAATCCCATTCCTGATGTGCGGCTGTCCGATAGACATAGTGCATGATGTCGCGGGCGCTGATGTCAAAAACGTCGGCGTGACGCCCAATGTGGGTGATCGGCCCCTCCCACACGCGCTCATTGCCACGCCAAATCACTAGCTCGTGTCGGTTCGCCGAGATGCTCTTCAGCAAATCCAGGCACCCCTTCGACGGCTGCGCTACGGTCACGCTGCCAATAGACACATCGTCACGGGTGCGCTCCCACTGAACCTTCGTTATGTTCTCGAGCTGGCCCATGATGTTCCTGCCGCCACGGTCGTAAATAGCAGCCCTGTGGTTCTCGCAGTAAAGAGGCATGCTTACTCCTTCATCGCCACAGAAAGCTGAATAGCGACCTTCTGCACCTCGTCAGGGGCAATGTCAATAGTCACCATATAAGGGATATCACATGACATCGACGGCCAATGTACAGGCCCATAATCGGCGTCAGAGATAAGGTGCATCACTGACGAGGGCCCTGAGTCTTGCACGTCAGCCATTGCCTGCTGATTGATACCGTCAATCGTCATCGTCGTATGGGGCGGAATATACGAAATGTAAAACTCTCCACAATGCTCACAGTCCGCAAGCTCTGAAACTCTAGCACCACTAGGATTTTGGTAGAAACGGATACGGACATCACGGATTGTTTGAGTCTCCGTCGTGAGCTCGATCACAGGCACCGACTGAGACCACCCCCCAGCGAGCTCTGGTGGCACACTAATCCAGTAACGGCGCCACTCATCAACGTCGCGAGCGCAGGCAGGATCAATGCCGGGGGGCTGTGGAGCCACAGGGATCGGAGGGCAGTCAGGGTCCTGAATGATAATGGCATCGCGCTTCTCATAGAGCGACGGCGACTGGTTTGCTATCCCATCCCAGGAGGTGTCCGCGGACGACGCCCCATCAAACACAGTCCCCGCAGTGCCGCCCTCTTCGATGAGGAACTCACTCCAATACACAATGTCAGCGGGGTCGTCAGAACCGTTATAGAACACCAGGTTCCAAACGCTCCCCGTGTGAACAAAACTCACCGAGACGCGCTGCTTGCCTGAAGTGTCAATAGCCTGCTCCGAGTCAAACCAGCCAGCAGCGTTCGACATGTAAATACGGCGAGCATTGGGCCACTGAGTGCCCGCCATCGGGCCATCCTGGAAGAAGGAAGCCGAAATGGTGTAGGTGTGCCCCACCTGAAGGTCAGAATTGTCCACCATGTACTTCGCAAAGCAGTCCTCATCGGCCCCTGTCGGCGTAATCTGAAGCCACTGCCCAGTACCCTCGCCAACGTCCTCAGGGGTCGTGGAAGCAGCTAGGGTTGCAGCCGTCCCAATCGGGGCGGCAAAGGTCCCCAAACCGCCGCTGATGCTCGAGCGAAGGAACGGGTTCGTGAAAAGATTTGTCCTCACCGGTTCACCATTAGTGCATCGTCCCGTAGCCACCAGGCTAGAGGTCGCTGCCGGGTCAAGGAAAACGTTTTTCAGCTCAGAGTAGATACTTGGCCGGGCCGCAGCCATCGAAAACTCGACCTCCTGAATGTACCCCGCGCCGGAACGGTACTCCTGAATCACGTTTGGGCCATTCAGCAAGGTCACCCCATGTAACGACCGCAGGGCATTGGCACCCTGGTCCGGGGTGGGCATCCCCATCCCCGTCGTTACAACATCAACACGAAGGTATTCAAGCCGGATGGTGACACTGCTGTCTCCAGGAATGTTGAAGTCGCTGGCTGTGGCGAGACGAAGATCGTGGGTCGAAGCCTCTGCCGTGAACTTAAAGGTGTACCAGTTCTGCCCTAAATACGTTCGCACGCCGGGTATCCCCGCAATTTCAGGGCTCAAGTCAAAACCGCCATCAGCCGTAGCCTTCACGTAGGCAATGTACTCCTCTCCCGGAACCAGCCCTCGAATAAGCCTCTGAGGGCCAGACAATGCGTCAACAGTAATGGTCGAACCAGTAGTGTTTGTCATCAAGAACCGCAGTGCCTCAACCCAACCCTCCTGAGAAGTCAGCACGCGCTGGGCCGGCACATCACCATAATTGACCCACACCCAAGAGCTTGGCTCCGCATAATCTTGCCAAGAGAACCGCGGCAGGAACAGAACCTTTCGCATGGGCTCACGCTCAACACGCATACCGTAGAGACGCAACGTTTCCGCCGTGCAATCTCCCTCCGCAGAAGTAATACGAACACTCTCTGTTTGGCTTGTTGCAGTGAAGTCGATCACCCAAGGGGAACGGATTCTGCCGGCTGCTGTCGCTGAACGGTGAGCCGTCACTATCGGTCGACCCGCAATCGCAACAGTCAGCAGCGCCGACGACGACATGTCCAACGTCAGCCGATACTCTTGCCCTGGGATGAGCCCTTCCACAAAGTACTGAAGGCCATCGCCATCACATGGCATCCGAACATAAATGCCGTTGGTGCTTGACGCAATAGATCCCTTTGCGTAACTGCTCCACTCCCCATTCTGCCCAGCACTCCACACATAGTTGACGGGCATGTCGGGAAACAGGTCAGTGTCCGAATAGTCGCAGCAGGAAGGTAGGTATGCGAAGTAGCAGAAAGACTCACCGACGCAGTCTGCACCGTCGGAACAGTTCGCTCCCTCGAGCGCACCGCGGAGCCACTGCATGCCCGAATCCATGCCCTGCTGATCGGCCCCCACCATGAGCCCCCGTACACGAAACTCCTTCGACGCCCGACGTGGCAGCGACATCACCGCACCGTCCTGCACAAGTTCCGTAACTTTCACTGACCTTGAGGAGTCCTCAACACCTTGGATGGCAAGAGGGTAGAAACCGTAGAACTTAGCCGACGCCGGCCGATACTCGGAGAACCAAGGGGCAGGGTCCGTCACCGGGCTCTGATAAGAACCCTCGTTGAGGACACACGAAAGGTCCTCCCCCTCCCATACGTCGTCAAAGTGAAGACCCGAGAGGAAGTTTTCAGCATATGCCGCCGTCCGAGCAGAGTTAGCTAGCTCGGTTCCAGCAAAATGCAAGTAGCCGCTGAACAACTGGCCCTCCTAGGTGGCGTAAGCAACGATACGGTCAAGTACTGATTCTGCCACGATTGCGGCGTCCGACTCTGGCGCACTCACAACAATGGCTCCAGCTTCGATAGTAATCGATCTACTATTGGTGTTCCCTGGCACCTCCTTGCCCTGCGCAATAGCAGAGAGCGTACGCACCTCAGGGGCTACCCGAGACAGTGCCCGGTCAAGGGGCACAACCGCTTCTGCGCCGTCCTCGCCGGCAACGTTTAGAGTGGGCCCATTGAGTAATGCGCCACTGGCAAGGCCAAAGCCACTGAGAATATTATTGAGGCTAATCCCACCCGAGAAATCGGGCAACGGGATCCCGCGCTTGAGCTTGGTTATCAGGGAGGCAAGCTTGTCCTTGGCAATCTGGATGGAAGTCGATACTTTATCGAACCATTTCACGAGTGTAAGGATGGGGCTCGTGTTGATCGCGAGCTTGAGCGGACCATCCAACACGTCCACAAGACTGGTGATCCACCCGATTAGGGTCTCAACTACCCAGAAGGCAACCTTGATTACCCCTATCAAGAGCTTAAACGCAGCTTTGAGGCTATTCATTGTCTCCTCATCATTGAGGAGTTCTTCCGCTAGGTCCAAGAGGCTTTCAATCAGCGGCCCTATGGCTTCCCACATGCCAATAAAGGCGGGGACCACGTCCTCAAGAATCATTTCGAACAGGGTGGTAAGCCCGGTCAAAATCTTTTCCTTGTTCTGCTCCCAAAAATCCTTAAAGCTTTCGATGATCCCCGCAACGATGGGCTCCAGTGGGTCCAACGCCGCTGCCAGTTCATCAACAAGGGGGCTCAATGCCGCCACCGTATCGCTGACAACGCCACCAAGAAGTTCAGCCAGGTCCTCCAAGATCGGATTGAGGTACTCGAAAGCGACGTCAAAAACATCGCCAAGAAGCTCAAGGAGATCCCCAAAGGGTTTGATTAGCGGTTCCAGCGCCTCCAAAATACCCACAAGGGCTGTGCCTACTGAGTCTAGAAGGCCGGACTCGGCTGCCGCGAGAATCAAGGCCCCA